TTGGAATCTTCCACGCCACGCCGATACAGTTCGGCGGCTCTTTCCCCGAAATATTGTGGATCATCAACGGCTATGTCATCATATACGATCTTACGGCAGATAACGCCGTATTTGGCTATTAGGTCGGAACGGTCGATAAAGATACTGTCACGCCCTCCCACTGTGCGGATAGTCAGCCGCTGACCGTTATAACCTATACCGCCCAGCGGTATCAAACGTGTTGCCAACTGTGAGGGGTCGACAGTATAACGTATACTGCCTAAATTTTTCCCGACACTTATCACCGTTTCTGACAGCGTACCGAACAGTTCCGACACATCAAGCAGATAGTGTCCACTGCTATCATCATAACGCACACGCCACTCCAACCCTGCATCAGCGCAGACTGTTTCAACGGCTTCAAGGGTCGTCACAAAGTCAAAATCCTGCGTCTCCTGTACAACGGTTTCGGGGCAGTCCCCAAGATAAACGTGTGAATCCTCGTCGGTGATCTCCCTGTGTGCCTGCAAAATGCGTATGAGCGCAGTTTGCAAAATCTCCGTCCGGGAAACGCTCACCGACACGATACCGTCTTTGAGCCGTGCAGCCGCACTCTCACACGTCACAGTCTGCGCCGTAGTGCCGCTAGATTTGCCCTCAATTCGGCTTACACGCCCCCTGAACGCTTCTTCGTCCAGCTGTTTGTCTATGCCCCAGACCGCCGTCACACGGGGCTGTGCTTTGCCGTATGCCCTGCTGTCGGGGTATATGCGGTATGTCAGCTTGTCGATGCCGCCAAGTGTCTCTTCAAGCGTGCAGATCGTGTCTTGTGGGGTCAAGCCTGTTATTTCATCCGCCGTCTGCTGTATTATAGATAGCATCACAAGCTCCTTTCCACGCTGTCGTAACGCAGGTCATACACGCCCTCACGCTCTCCGACTATCTCCAGCGTATCATAATCGCCATTCGGCAGCGTAAAGCCCGAAAACGCTGCCGTTTGTCCGCTAATTTTGAGGGTATGCGTGCCGACTGCGTAATCATCAATTGCATAACGCCTGCTGTCATCGTGCGCAAACGCTATGCCTGCGCCTATGGCAAGCACTATGTACGGACTGTCTGCACCCTCTGCGACTGTTGCAGTCAGGCGCAAAGTGTAATTGTAGGGCGGTACATCGCAGTAAAAATTATGTGCGCCTGCAAGCGTTACGGGATCACCGCCCAGTGTGCCGCCTGTCAAGGTAAAATCAGGCGTACCCGATACGTCAAAGCACCGCAAGCCTGCGTAGTCTGCGCCCGGCAGATCATAGGTCAGTGTCATGGTCGTGCCGTCAATGCTGACGGTCATTTGCGGACTTTCCGGGTATGTGTAGCCCAGACACAGGACGGAGTTAGCGAGGATATACGCTGTGATCGTGCGCCCTGCAAGCTGGACTATCTCGGAGCGTGTGCCGCTTATGCTTTCGAGGTAGGGGTCACATATAAACTCTATGCGCATTTTTGCGTGAGTGCGTGCGCTGTTGAGATATTCCGGGTCATTGACGTTGACACACTGGACATTTACAAACCGCCAGCCTACATAATAGCCGTCTGTCAGATAGCCGTTACCTGTGCTGTATGCCCAGTTGCGGATAGTACTGATTTTTTGAGATAACAGGTCGGGGGTATCCGCCCGAAATGCCAGCGTGTATGATAAATTTCGGGGTTGGAAATTTTGATTTCCCGTGATTCGGGAAAAATTGATATAGCCGTCCCGAAATGGTATCTCCTCGAAAATCTGTTTTAATTCGAGGTCGCCGTACTCCACCTCAGACACCCACGCTCCGAGTGTGTCGGTGCTGATGCCGTTGAGCGTTATCGTCCTTATCATTTTTTATCATCTCCCCATTTGCAGTTTGACTGCACTCAGCTCGTCAATATCATCTATCAGCCACTCAGCGACTTCCCTGCCGTCAGGGGTGACTATCTTTACCTCCATCTTGCCCGAGCTTGGCGCTGCACTGATACTGCTTGCAGCGCTGTTAAAGCCTGCTGATCTCATCGCTGATGTTGATGACACACCCGAAAATGCTGACCCTGTCGAAAATGCGTTTGTGGTAAAATCAGGCAGTTTAAACGGCTCTTCGGCTGCGTCTATCATGCCCTGCTTGGCGGCAATCACTGTGTTCCAGCCCGAATTATATGCGTCCGTGTGCATTTCCTGCAATTTTTGCACTATACCACGGCTCACCATTTCGGCAGTAACACGGCTGATCTCGGCAGTATTTTCCGACAAATTGCGCCCGTAGCCCTCGGGAGCTGCGGCGGCTAGTATTGCATATGCGTCACTCAGTTCTGGTTTTCCCTTTTTTGTTTGAGAGACTAAATTCCTGATCTGTTCGGCGTTTTCCTCGGCGGTTTTTTCAAGCTGTTCTTCGGCGGTATCGTGTATCAGCTCATAGGTGTAATCCCATGCGTCGGAATAGTGTTTTAATTCCGCAGGCGTGGCGTTTGTTAACGCCCGAATCTGTGCCAGCGAACCCACGCCCATTGATTTCAGCTCGTTTATCAGTCCCTCGGAAATGCCGCCCGTGCCTTCCAGCTTCTCAATGCCCTCACGCCATTCAATCAACGCTTGCTGATTGCTGCCGAGGTTGCTGTCCAACTCGGCGAATGACACCTCAGTTCCTGCGGAAAATTGACTGAAAAGGTCCAGCGAACCCAGTATCACATTTTCCTGATTCTGTACCAGATCGGCATATCCGTCAGCTATCGTCCTGATCTTGTCGTATGTCTCGGAAGATACGTTGTAGGTGCTGTCGCCGACTGCAATCACATAGTCTTTTAACTCGTTCGTGACCGCCTTGATAGCGTTTTGACGGTCTTCGAGATATTTCTGCATTTTTTCGGCACTTTCTGCCTTTGCATCTGCCTCGGCGAGAATGGTGCTGTAATTCTCGACTTCGCCGTTCAGCGCATTTGCAGAATTTTTGGCGCTAAGATATGCCGCCGAAAGTTCGCCGACAGAGTTTGCGGCGTTGTCTATCTCTTGCTTTAATGCCGGAATTATCTCAGTTTCCAACTCTATCGCTCGTGCCTGGTCTGCTGCGCTTTGATTGTCTTTTACCAGCAGGTCGCTGTACTCTTTCTGCGCCTTTGTCAGCTCGTCTTGCAGGTCGTTCCGCTTGTTCTGGGCTTCCCTGTACTTTGTTTCGGCTTCTGTGGCTTTTTCAGTCGCTTTTCTGGCTTCCTCGGTTGCTTTGCCGATGTTTTCCCTTGCCTGTGCGACTTTTTGATTGTTTGCTTCTGCCGTTGTCAAAGCTTCGACTGCCTTTTTGCTGCGATTTAATTCGCCCGTGTTTTTGTCGATTTGCAGATTAAGTTCGGGGTATTTCTCGTTTACCTCGTCAATCAGAGCTTTAAGCTGTGCCTTTGACTTAGCGTCTTGTTCCTCGCTGCCTGCCAATTCATAGATCGTATTTATTAGGTCGGACGTGTATTCCTTTTCTTGATCTATTTGTGCGATATACTGACGGCGCTGCTCGGCGTTTGCTCTGGTTGCTGCACTGATCTCGTCAATGCCTGCTACAAATGTTTTTGTTGATTCGTCAAGTCCTGCAAAACGGTCGGGAATCTCGTCCAGCTCGTCCGTTGCACTGCGGATAGCATTATTTAATGCGATACCGCCTGCCGCCGCTGCTGAAATCGCAAGCATTATAGGATTTATGTTAAGCGTTTCAAAAATGGACTGACTTGCCATCAATTCGGTGTTTAGTGCCACAACGCCGGAAATTATGCTCTCCAGCTTTACAGCCCCTATATATCCGACAGCTGCTGCACCGACTACCTCGATCACTTTGCCTGTTGTGCCTAGTCCGTCCTCAATGTTGTCTATCATGTTTAAAACGTTTTTGCCAAACGTCAAAGACGTGGCTTCGAGGTCTTTGACAGCCTTGCCCACGTCTCCCCCGGCGGTCAGCACACCGCCGAGATTTTTTGCAGCGGACTGCATGGCGTTAAACGATCCGGAAAATGTCTCGGAAGCTTCACGGGCGGTCGTGCCTGTGATGTCTAAATTTTCCTGTATTACATGGATAGCCTCGATCATATCGGCATAACTGCTGATGTCGTAGTGAATACCACTCAGTTTTTCGGCATCTGCTAACAGCTGCTCCATGCCCTCACGATTTCCTGAATATCCCAGGCGCAAATTATCCAGCATTGTAAAATTATCACGGGAAAAACCCTGATAGGCTCGCTGCAAAGATTCAACGTCGCCGCCGAATTTGTTGACATTGTCGCTCATATCCGTGATGGATATTTGTGTCAGTTCGGCGGCTCTTTGAGTGTCGCCGCTTAGGGATTTGATCAGTGCTGCTGAGGTGTTTGTCGCCTGCGTCATATATTCGTTTGCAGACAGTCCGGCAGTTTTAAAGGCATCGTAGGCGTACTCTTTGATCTGGTCGGCGCTGTCTTTAAACAGTGTTTCAACGCCTCCGATGCTCTGCTGGAGGTCTGCACCCTCCAAAAACGCACGTCTTATCGTGTCACCAACTGCAACAGCACTGAGATATTTTGTCAGCGTGCCGACAAGATTACTGCCCAGCTGCTCACCTGCCTGATCTCCGACACTGCCACTCTGTTGATTTACCGCCTGCGACAATCTCGCTGCGAATCCGTCCATTGACGGCACAATGTTTAAATACGCCTTACCGATTTCGGTATTTTCTGCCATTTTTTTATCACCTCGCTAAAATTTTATTGCGCATCCGCTCGAAATCTGCGCCCGTTGCAAACATGATAGTCTCTTTTTTCGGAGGCTCGCTGTTTAATTTTTCGTACAGACTTTCGGGGTGGTTACGGTTTTTTTGTCCGTCCGTGGTCTTTGCCCATTGCAGCCAAGCCAGTTTGTCATAGATCAGCGCTAACATTGACTGCTCAAACGTTAATTTATTGCCGTTTAGCTTGCGTTTTATCCTGCTGTCCTCACTAAGCCCGCACGCAAAAAGCGCTGCCATTTTTGGGGGCAGCGCCTTAAAGTCATATACATGATACGTTTCAGCGAGGTCGCAGATCAAAGCGCCCTCGTCAAGTCTCATCATGCGCACGAGCGTTAAGAGTTTTTTGATGCTGCCTTTACTATCTCGATCAACTCGTCCTGCATCTGTGCGGAGGACGTTCTGCCGTCTTTTTCACAGTGCTTTTTAAGCGCTTTGTAATCATCAGCAGACAGGAGCGTTTTTGCAAGGCGCACCATAGCACCGGGCGTGCCGCTCATCACGGCATCAAGTGCCTCAACATACTCCCAATCGTCCTCGATGATGCTCTTGTCGATCTCACACTCAAAGCCCGTGGGGGTGGTTATCTTTGCCATTGCTTATACCTCCGAAACTGTCACTGTGCAGGTCGCCGTTTCGGTGGTCACGCCAGACGTGATAGATGCTGTTATAGTCGCCGTGCCTACTGATACGCCGCTGACGATCGCTACATTTTTGCCGTCTACCTTGCTACCGACAACGGCTGCTTTGCCCGTGGCGCTGGAAGTCCATGTTACCGCAGCACTGCCGGGTATAGCCTGCGCCCTGAGTACGGCAGTACCGCCGACAGGTACAGTCAGCTCGGCTGCACTGATCTCAACGCCGGGGGTTGCCTGTGACGGGTCAAGATACAGTTCATGCGCTCCGTCTCCGTTAAGCTCGGGGTCGGGCATTGCCTGCAAGGTGATATTATAGGAGATAGGGTCAGTGTCGTTGTCGTTTATCTCGGCAATAGTAGTAATGCCGCCACGGGCTATCACGGTACGTTTTAAAACGCCGTTTCGCAGTATTTCGTCAAAAACCCATGATTTTTCATTTACTTCATCGGCGTTAAGTCTGACTGTTACGCCTGTCTCCAGCGTGCCCGATACGTTTTCTGAGCCGTAGACTGCCGCCAGAACTACGGTGTTCAGCGCTTCAAGCGCCGAAAAGCTGTAAGTGTGGTCTTTTTCGGTCTGCGAATTTAAGACCACATCACCACCCCATGCTCTGGTCTGAGATGTTGACCAGTTGATACCATGTGTCAGCCCCTCATCTGACAGATAGCCCATGCTCTCAAACGCATCATTAAGCGGCGCTGAAGCTGAGGTCGGCAGGGGTGTGCCGATAGGTGCAGTCCATATTGCACCGCCCACGCCCGGTTTTGATGCTGTAACGTATGCCGTTGTGTTTGCCATTTGTATCACTCCTCGTAATAGTTTATACTGTATACCGCCTGATAACGGTAGCGGTGTGTTTGCGTATCTGTGTAGTTATAATCGCCTGTGCAGGAGCAGTGGGTCACGGCTTCGACGAGTTCGGGCAGTCTGTGCATATGCTGCTTGATCGCCCTGCTCAGTTCTGCCGCTTCCAGCAGCGTAGGAGCGTAGGACTGGACGGCTATAACTGCGCCGTCAAAGCGGTTTGCATATGTGGACCCGACTTTTTCCACGATCACATATTTTTCAGGCGGTCTTTCGGGCTCTTCGAGAAATGTCGAAATGCCCGTCATGCGTTGAATATATGATAATACGATAATCTCTATCATTCGCCGAACACCGCCTTTAATATCGTGTTGTTCCTTGCGTTATCAAGCTGTGCCGCCCTTGTCCTTGCTATAATAACGGCTATCCGGGTCGGGAATTTTCCGTAAGGTCTGCCGTTTCGGGTGCTGTTGTACGCCTTGATCTTGTACTGATAGCCGCTTGACCGCTGACTGCACTTTTGTACTGCATTTTCTGCGATGCCTTTCAGAACGTCCTCGACTTCCGCCGACTGCCTGACTTGTGCATATCCTCGGCGGTCAGGCTCTATGCGTATCTTTGCCATAGTACTCCACCTTGACCTTGCTCCCCCATTGCAGGGGGATATTTGCCTGCTCTGCGGTCATCGGAAAGCCTATCGTCCGAAATTTCATGCCGAAAAACGTCACAAACGTGTCTGTCCAATCGTGATCATCGCCTTTTGGAATGCCGAGAACGTAGGCTATACGTTTCCCTGACAGGTTCAGTTCGTTCACCACTTCGTCCGATTCGGGCAGCCCGATCAGGACGTTTTCAACGGTTTCCAGCGTGTCGGTGTAGATCGGGCGGTTGGCAGCGTCAACGCCTGTCTGTGTGCGGACGGTAAGCTGTACGGTCGAGCCTTTAAGCATTTGTGCCGTCATAAATGTTAAATACCTCCACTGCCCCGAAGGTCTGCCGAAGCAGTCCCAGCTCTTTTAACTCGTTTCGCAGGAAATATAAGGGCTGTCCGGGATTTTGGTATGTAGCCGACACCGAAAAGCCTAAGCCTGCTTGCGATGCCTGCACAGCGGCAGGTGCGCTGTCTGCTGATGCGTTGAGCGCCCTGACCGTGCTGTTTACCGTGACAAGCTTTGCAATGTCGCCTATATCGCTGTTGTCAGCTATCATGCTGTCCAGGTCACGCCCTCGCTTTGACGCTTCCTGCCGCAGCAGTGATGACGCTATGGGCAGCAGTGCGCCCGCCTGCTCCTGCTCGGCTGCTGTCAGCGGTCTGCCTATCGCTTGTACGTCAGCGACTGTTGCGTATACTGTGCCCATTTACTCACCGCCTTATGATCCTGTTACTGTAACTTCACAGCTTGCAGTGTATGTCACACCGTCAACTGTGATAGCTGCCGTGATCTTTGCCTTGCCTGCTGCTACGCCTGTTACTGTGCCGTCAGATACAGTGGCAACAGATGCCTTTGAGCTCGTCCATGTCACCGTCTCGCCTGCGGGGTAAGTGGTCGCTGTCAGGGCAGTTGTCGAGCCTGCTGCCACTGTGTCGGTCAGCTTGTTAAGGGTAATGCTGGGGCTTTTAAGCACACGGCAGAACGCTTCGGGTATCATGATAGCCCAGCCGATATAAGCCTCACCACGGAGACAAACCTGGTTGCTGCCCTTAAGGTCTACGCCTGTGTTGTCAGGGTCGCCGTACTCGATCATCTCAACCATGACTTCCTTGGCATATCCCCAGCGGAAGTATTCCGCAAAATCGCCGACGATAGCGACATCGGGGGAATTGCCATAGTTTACAGTGCCGTTTACCTCAAACGGCAGACCGTTTAGTTCGGCAGGTGCTGCGCCCCATTTAAGTTCGGGAAAAATCGGTCTGTTGTCGCCGTCGGTTTCCTTGGCAAGATCAGCCCGGAACGAGGGGGCTGCGATAAGACCCGAAACACCCCACTCGTCATTGCCTACCTCTGCGATAGCTGCTTCAACGGTCGCATTCGCCGAAACTGCCGATTCGTAGACTGTTTTTGTTACCTGATAGTCAAAATGATTGTTGCCGATCTGTGTAGTTGCGGCGTTGCCTGTTCGGGGGTTTATGCCGTGGAAAGCCATGAGATCAAAGCCCTTGGCGATCTTGCGGACAAGACCCTGTGAAAAGGCTCTGAGCCAATCTACACGCTTTTCCTGTGCCGCAAATCGAAACTCATCGGGAGCACGCATAGAGTACACCACCTTGACAGGTGTGATAGATACGCTTCCCATAGTAGCGCCGCCGTCTGACTTCTGCTCATTTTCGCCGACTACCTCGATCTCCTTGTCAAAGTTAAAAGTAAACATTTCTTTGCCGTTAAAGGGTATCGGCTCGGCTGCGCTCAGGCGCATGAGGGACGATTTGCCCTTGACAAGGTTCATAAGTTCCGGGGTGAGTTCAAGCGGAAACTTATTGCCTTTGGATAATACTGCCATAATAATTACTCTCCTTTCAGTGCGTTACTGAGATTTATAAGCTGTGCGTCAAAGTTGCCTGCACCGCCGCCTGACGGTACACTGTCAACGGACATCATCGGGGCAGGCTGTCCCGATCTTACAAACTGCGCCAGCTTTTCGGCATCGGCTGCCAGTTCTTCAGCGGTCGTGCCTGCAAGACGGTCAGCAAGGTCAAGCGGTATGCCGTGCGCCGCAGCTGCCTTGGTGCGCTCCGCTCCGAGGCGGTAGCTGTCGTTCTGCGCTGTCAGATCGGCGATAGACTTGTCACGCTCTGCGACCTGTATTTTCAGCTGCTCGATCTCTGCTGTAAAATGTTCGGTCTGTTTTGTCAGTTCTTCGGGGGAGATATATCCCTCATACTTCTTTGTCACCTCTGCGGTAACGGTTTTGGTGTTGCGCTCTAAACGCTTTGAAATTATTTCGTCAAGAGCCTCCTGCGTTTCGATCGCTTTAAAATCTGCCATAATGATTTCCTTCCCCCACTTTGCCCTGTGGTCAGGTAAATTTTCAACCGTACCCGACTGTTTGTTTCGGGCGGTCTTTATGCGTGCTGCATAGCCAGTGCGCCAGAATGACAGCATCTAACAGGCTGATGTCTGCACCGTCTAAAATCGACTTGTAGCCAAAACCACCACCTGTGCCTATCGCACGATGCTCACAGTTGGCTGCGATCTGCTCCAACGCCGGCTGCCCTGCATGGGCTATCATGCCGCCGAACAGCTGTTTTTCAAAAAGGGCGTTTGCGGCGACTACTTCTGCGACTTTCGGCAGGACAGGGCGCAGTTTGATTTTAGCGTCCCGCATCTCGTCACGCAGTATGGTTTGTGCGCCTGCTCCGTCAATAACTACCGCCCGAACGTGGGGATTTTGCATAAAGCCTATAAGCCATGCGTTCCCGTCCCGCTGAAAGCGGCAGTCAAGAGCCTCAACAAAAATCCTGCCATCTGACAGTTTAACGGCTACCGCTGCCGATACCGTACCGCCTGTCGATGCGTATTTCACGCCGATGTAGATTTTTGGTGATACACCAATGTCGGGCTTGCCGTCTATCGCATACGAGCGCCATTCCTCACGGCTGATGGCTGATTTTTGGTTGTAACTCAGCCACAAGCCGAGGCGCTGGATATTCTTGTCAGTGATGTCCTCAGCGCTGTTCATTTCGCTTCTGACGTTTCGCTCCGTGAAGATAGTTCCCAACGATGGATTTGTCTCGTACCACAAATCAACATCGTGAATGTCCGACATTTCGGGAACGCTCCACTCAGCCCAGCCGCAATCCTCCAGTTCACCCATGAGGGCTTTGCGCCTAAAACGCTCGAAAACGTGACCTGACGAAACGACAGTCGGCGGCGTGCCGCACATGATCGTCTGCGGATTTTTGCTGTCCGTGACTATGTATTGCAGTGCCGTTTCCTGGTCGTCGGTGTACTCCTGCGCCTCGTCGATGATAAGCAGGTCATAGCCCTCACCGAGACCGCCCTTTGTCGATCGGGTGCGGAACTGAATCACACCGCCGTCACCTTTTAGCCACTCGATGCGCTCAAGCCCCATTTGCTTGACGGTCTTAAAATCCTCTTTCTCGATAAAGCCCATTTTCGCCAGAATGCTGACCGTTTTTTCCCACATACTGTGTGATGTGGTCGTTCGGTGCGCTGTGTACAACACACGCTCACCGTGGGTCACGCCGTAGATCATGCGCATTATCAGTATTTCTGATTTGCCGTTTCGACGGGGTACGGAATATCCATACTTCATATGCGTCCACTCGCCGTTCGGGTTGGTCGCCATGATGTCCTCAAGCTGGAGCTGCTGCCACGGCATGGTCTTTCGCCCCGATTGCTCATATAGCAAGACCGCCGTTTGACCCTGCGATTCCGTGTACGGTAGAACCACAGCGCAGGTAGGGGTCTGTCTGCCGAGCCTTTCGCCCATGACGCACCCCCTTTTTTTGCACGAAAAAACCGCCCTGTCGAAACAGAGCGGCTAAGCAAAAGTTATTGATTATAAATAATATATCATATTTTCGGGACATTGTCAAGGGGTTTGGTAAAATTTTCAGTCCCTTAATTTTCAAGTTCTATCCCCTCAATTTCCGCTCTGACCTGCAAAGCGTAAAGATAATCACGCATTATGCTCAACTGGTCTTTGAGCAGTGCAATGGAGCAGTCGGGCGTGAAGCCGAGAGTTCCTGCATCGTACCTGACAAGCATTTCATAAAGCTTTTCGAGCCTGATTTTTAGCTGGTAGTATTCTGCTTTAAAACGTTCTTTAAAATCGCTTGAAGTCATCATTTCGATAGTGTCTTTCAGTTCCATGTTAGCTTCCTCCTGTATCATGTTTCATCTTCACCTTGTTCTGTCAACAACCCTCGTTTCAGTTCAGGCACTTCGACTTTCGGATTCTTGACAAGCTCCTGTTCGTTAACGTTTGCCTGTTCCCACGTCCTTTTGGTGTGTACATTCTGCCGCATATTTCCACTCTCGTACACTACCGTACAGCCGCAATTGTCATGCCTGCGGAAAACGTCTTTCGGGGCCTTGTCGGGATAGCTGTAACGCCCTGTAATTTTAGCACACCACGGACAACACTTGCCGTTATCGGTGCGAATTATGTATGTTTCAAAGCCTGCTTCATTCCGCACTTTTGCATTTGACTGCATAGTGCGGTCAACGTGGTTGTTTACCAGTGTCGCAGGTGGAACGGACAGCCTGCGGAGTATCGTTTCTGTTTTTGCCAGCGGATCAGCCGCTGACAGATAGATTTGCTTTGCTCGTGTTGCCTGATATTTCGACAGCACGGGCTCAAAATTGACACCGTTCTTTTTGTCTATCTGCCGCTGGATCTTTATAAAAACATCGTCTAACAGTTTGCAGCTCTCACGCATGACTGGATCAAGGATGTCCTCGGCGATCTGCTGCATCTCGTCCGTGCCAAACGGAAACGGATAGTCTTTGATACTGGATTCGACAGCCGCTGTCAGATGCCTGCCAAGAATCTGAGACAGTCGAGGCAGTTCGGTCATCTTGCTGCCGTTTTTGATGATATGTTGTGCAGCACTGTCCGCCGCAAGTCTGCTGCGAAAGTCACTGAGGATCATATCTGACAGGTCTTTAACGTCCATAGCTATCGCCTCACATCCCCGTCATGCGATGCAGTTTGTCCTCGGTAAAGTAATCGGGGAAAGCCTGCTGTATTTTGGTGACTGCATCACCGATGCCCGAAAGTGACGAGGGTGACGGCTCAAAAATCGGTCGCCACTCACACGTTATGTCTGCCATTATCTGTCTGCCGTACTTCCTGCCGTCTCTCAGACACGCCGCCAAAAATGCCGCATTTTTAAAGCCACTGCCAAAACTACGCTGTGCTTTTCGTGCGCTCATTCTCAGCGATTCGTGAGCCGCCTCTATGCTCTCACGGGTGGCTGGATTGTCAGTGGAAAAACCGAGGTCGTCAATGGTCATGTCGTTTTCGCCTGCGAACAGTGCCGCCTTGCTCCGCAGCTCGTCGATATACGGGGTCATGCTCGCCTGCTGGAATTGCCCGAACGTGGGCTTTTCGCCGTTTTCGTCCTGCGTGACTTTTAGAAACGCCGCCATTGTTGCCTGTGCTTCGTCAAATTCGACCTCCGAACTTAGACCGAGGGCGTATTTTTGCGGAAATGCGTAAAACTCGCCTGCACAGTGAGTGCGCATCAGAACCAGAGCCGCATCATGGATATAGCCTATGCTAGCAGGCGTTATCCTCGACCTGCCGAACGGCTTGACCTCGCTCGGACGGTGGCAGACAGGCACGAGCAGGGGGAAGCCTGTCGGGTTGTCGTATCTGCTGACGTTGCCCTCGTTGTCAAATACAAACGTTTCTTCGGGCGTAAAATATGCGGTCTTTGTCGGCAGGCTCAGACTATCACGTTCCAGCACCGCCACGCCCTCGCTGAGCATATGGGTTTGAGGGTCTATTACTCCCGTGGCGCGGCTGCCGTCTATTGCCTGCAAGCGTGGGTAGCCGTCAGCATCTGCCGAAATGTAGATAAAACTACACGAAGAGATCAGCGCTGACAAAACGAGGGAATCGCTGAGAACATCACCGTCGTTGTAATCCCATATCTGATTAGCATTTATTATGTCGTTGCCGAACTGCTCGAACACAACACGGTCGGAAAGCATATTTACTGATTTTGTCGCCCAGCCCATAACGTGGATCAGTTGTCGAAACTTCTCGGGAACTATCGTTGGAAACGGTCGGGGAAGGTAGTCCTGCTCGTACATAGCATAGCGGCTGCTGACATATGCTGCCTTTAAACCCAGCTTCAACAGCAGCACATCAGACCTGACACGGGCTTCTTTTTCTGTCATTTTTTCAGCTCCTTTGGTTTCAAGTCTTTAACAATTTAACTTAGGCGTAAAATATTTGTACAGTGACCGGGTGAACCTCTC